GTCGCTGCGAACTCTAACGGGTCGCCTAGGGGTCACAAAGCACCTTAAAGGCGGGGTTAGTACGCTCGACCCTAACCAGTACATCACCATCTTTGACGTGGTTAACAAGGGCTATCGGGCTGTTAACAGGGAAACAATTCAGTCAGTAACTTTTGAAGGGGAAACTCATGCAGCATAACTTATCCATCAAAGAGTGCCAAAATTTGCTGGCTCAGATAGCCCTATCAGTTCAAGAGGCTATTATGTCCGGCAGGCTGGATGATGATTACAAGGGGTTCCTAGACCTCTGGGAGGACTTATCCACAATCGAAATCCTGTTCAAAAGCTGGAATGACCGCCCACAAGAGGTGAAGGAGCGACTCATCCGAGCCTCAATGGAGGAATGCTTGTGACGTTAGCGCTTGTTGTAAGTGTTATAATCATCCTTTTGTTAGGGGGTTAACCATGAGGTGCATTTGTTGCAATGTAGTTTTAACACCATTTGAGAGTACAGTCAGGAGTGCTGCTGACAACTCTTTCATGGATACTTGTGAGAGGTGTTTGTCGTTCTCTAACGTGCCAACATTAACAAGGGAGGACTTGAGACGTGAAGTTGGCATAGATTTTGCTGTCTTTATAGATAATATAGATACAGAGTTTGATAACTAAGTACATAAGAGTCTATGTAGCTTAGAAGTGTTAGATACTTCTACATAGACTCTTATATCTTTTTAGGAGGGTAGATGGCTTTCAAGAAAATTCACCAACCTTGTCCCGACTGCGGAAGCTCTGATGCTCTAGCGGTTAACGAGGATGGCTCCACCAAGTGTTACGCTTGCGGAGAGTACAGAAGGGACGCTGTTGATTTATCAGGGGATACCTATAGCAAGGTATCAACCACCCAGAAAAAATCGATTGTGCGCCATTCTGATGCGTTTATGGGGGGTTTAACAGACCGTAGGCTCACCACCGCCACCATGACCAAGTTTGATGTGCTCCAAAAAGACTCAGGCGACATCCTGTTCCCCTACTTCAACAAGGATGGGGTTCTGGCGGCGTATAAGGTGCGTTCGCCTGACAAGCTGTTCAGTGTAGAAGGGGAGTTTCAGGGGGCGCAACTGTTCGGTCAGAATGTATTCCCCAAAGGAGGGAAGGTGGTTACCATCTGCGAAGGGGAGATTGACGCTATGTCAGCCTTTCAGATGCTGTCAGTCCCTAGTGTTAGCATCAAGTCAGGTGCTCAGTCGGCATTGTCAGACTGTAAAGCTGCCTATGAGTGGCTGGACTCATTCGATAAGATTGTTATTTGCTTTGACAATGATGAGCCAGGAAGGGAGGCTACAAAGAGGGTAGCTGAACTGTTCGGAGCCAAAGCCTGCATGTTCAGGCACGTCACTGAGCACAAGGATGCAAATGACTGGCTGGTTAACCGCAGCGAGTATCAGTTTGGAGAGGCTTGGAGGGCAGCGGAGGCTTACAAGCCAGAGGGTATTGTCACGGTTAGCGACATCAAGGCTAGGTTGTTACAACCACCTGTTCCTGGCGTTCCTTGGTGCTTTGAAACCCTGACTGATTTAACCTATGGGCGTAGGAAAGGAGAGCTTTATGCGTTTGGGGCTGGCGTTGGCGTTGGTAAGACTGATGTATTCACCCAACAAATTGCCTACGATATTGATAAGTTGGGCAAAAGGGTGGGTGTTATCTACCTTGAGCAGAATGTGGTCGAGACAAGCCAGAGGGTGATGGGCAAGCTGGACAAGAAGCTCTACCATGTGCCTGACTCTGGCTGGAATCGAAAGGAGTACGAGGAGAGCGTGGACAGGCTGGAGGGGCGTAACCAACTGTACATGATGGAGCACTTCGGGGCTATGGGCTGGCGCACCATCAAGAATATCATTCGCTTTTTTAACAAGGCGTATGACATTGACCACATCTACCTTGACCACCTGACAGCCCTCTCAGCCAATGAACAGGATGAGCGCAGGGCGTTGGATGCTATCATGGCTGACATGGCTAGTTTGGCTCAGGAGCTTGGCTTAATCATCCACTTCATCAGCCACCTAACCACACCAGAGGGAAAGAGCCACGAGGAAGGTGGGCGTGTTATGGAGAAGCATTTCACTGGCTCTAGGGCTATCGCTAGGTGGAGTCACTACATGTTCGGATTGGAGCGTAACAAACAACACTCTGACCCCATTAAGAGGCAGACGACAACGTTCAGGGTGCTGAAGGATAGGTTTACTGGGAGAGCGACTGGTGTTAAATTTGGCTTGCAATATAACCAAAAGAATGGTATACTGTCGGAATCAACTATCTTAATGGAGGATGATAACCTATGATTGAGCAGGTAATCGTAGGCGCTACAGGCTTGGGTTACCTAACAGTCGGCATCCTCCAATGGGCTAAGGGTGAAGGCGCTAACGGTATGATTTGGATTGGCTACGCATTTGCACAGGTGGGACTATGGCTAAACTTGAAGTGATTAAAGAGTATGGGTATAACGAGCAGGGCATCTGCATCAACCCCTTTGGTGTTAAACCTGAGTGGGTGCAGAAGCTGGCTGAGCGTATTCGTTGTAACCACATTGTAACTACAGCAGAGGAGGCTCCGTTTTGAAGGAGAAGAACACATGATTGGAACTGTAATTAAAACACCGTTATTACCCAGCACCATCCACTTTAACCACACAATGGATAACCAAACCGAAGTCATGCGTATTAGTCGTGACGGTGTGTGGGTGAACCCTGAGATTGAAGTAGACGAAACCGCAAAGTCTGTGCTGGATGCGCTTGACTCACAAATCAAGGTGTTATTGCAGGCAGAGCGAAACCGCATCATCAACCTGTTAATGATTCAACACGAGGCAGCTAAGGTGTCGCACAACTACTGGCAAGTTGCGGCTAACCTTATCAAGGCTGAGTTTTTACCAGAGGAGAAGAACACATGACTGATATTATTGGAACAGCAGACGTGACACTAGTGAAAGAGAACGAAGATGGTAGTGCTATCTACCAATTCAAGTTCCCACCAGAGGCAATGGAAGCACTCACAAGGCTGGGTATCCTCACTGCTATTCAGGCAGGGATTGATAGGGCTGAGAAGCTATCCCCTGATTACCCTAGCAACCCTGAATTTACAGACGAGATCAAAGAGCTTGCTGAGGAGGCTGGGTTTGTTATGTGGGGTGATGAGAGTTGGCGACCATTAGGTACGGTGGTTGATTGGGCTAACCAGTATGATGACGAGTTGGTTAAATTCTACCACCTTGTGAAAGCAAAGTATGAATAAAGAGGAAAGGGAGAAGGTTTTCTGGCAGGGCAACAGGCATAAAATTTGGCTTGCAGTATAACCAAAAGAATGGTATACTAACTGAAGTTGTTGAACTAATGGAGGATGATGACTTATGAACGAGCTAATTAAAGAGTTTGCAGCCAAGGCAAACTTTGGACACATTGAAAACGGTGAGGTCGCCTTTGACCCTAGACTTGCAAAGTTTGCAGAGTTGATTGTGAAAGAATGTGCTGAAGTTGCTGGCTGTAATGCTCATGTAAGTGGATTCTCTCTTGGTGATTTGATTAAACAACATTTTGAATAAGGAGTTTTTATGGTTGAAGAAACTATCGAAGGCGCATACAATGTCAGGCTAACCAAAGAAAACCCTGATGGGAGTGCTGTCTTTGAGTTTGACTTCCCACCAGAGGCTATCAGGGCATTCACTAGGCTTGGTATCCTTGCTGCAATAGAGGCTGGTATTGCAAACGCTAAAAAGCTAGACCCAAATGAGCCTGTTTGACTTATCGGTAGAGCAAGTTATTGTAGGCGCTACTGGCATTGGTTATTTCATTGTCGGTATGCTGCAATTGGGCAAAGGGGATACTCCAGGGGGTATGATATGGATTGGTTATGCCTTTGCTCAGATTGGTTTGTGGCTTAACTTAAAATAGGAGGTGTCATGTGGCTAGTAATACTTGTGTTCTGGATTGTTGGAACACACGCAATCTACGAGGAGCACAAAGCTCAGGGGATAGTATGGAATCACACGGGGTATGTTCAAAGTGTGGTATAATACTCAATCCATTTGGGCAGAAGCCTGAGTGGGTCTTGGTTAAAGCAGAGAAGCTGCGTAACCGTAATTGTTTAAACAACATGGAGGAAGCATTGGTATGAAGTTTAGTGATTGGTTTGACATGGTGGAGAAGGATGGTACTTTGAAGCGTGACCGTTTCTTTGAGTTGCTGGAGAAACTGAACGAAGCTCCACAGTATACTGAAACCGTAGCTGAGTGGCTCAAGGCTGCGTTTGAAGCTGGTCAGGCGAGTGCGACAGATGTGGCACAGCATTGTGCTAACATGTGCGAGGAGCAGTCTAAATTCTTGCTGCGCTTTAGCCAGTATGGAAGTAACGCTGCTGCGGATTGTGCAAAATTGATTAAGGATACTTATCTAAGGGGTAAATGATGGGTAAAGTTAAGGAGGCTGTCATGGTGGCTGAACAGGCTGAAGTGGAGTTAGAGCATACTTTGACTAACAGGGGTAAACACTACGGTAAATACCAGTTTGTTTCTACCACTGCTCAGACACTGAAGGACACCCTGCGTAAGGGTGCTGGTTGGCGTGAGATGGAGCCGTACATGCGTGAGAGCCTGGATATGATTTGTAACAAGCTGGCGCGTATTGTTAACGGTAACCCATACTATGATGATAGCTGGCATGACGTAGCTGGTTACGCTATGCTGGTGGAGGCTGAACTTAACAAGGGGGAGTAAGTGGATTTAGTTCTCGACATCGAGACTGATAGCAAGCAAAGTAAAATTTGGATGTGCTATACCCATAATTCGGAAACAGGTGAGTTTATATGTCATACAACAGCAAGCACTCTCATTCCCTTACTAAACAAAGCAGACAGGCTAATCGGACACAACTTGATCGGCTTCGATGCTCCCATCCTGAACAGGCTATGGGGGACGAAAATTGGCTTGAGGAAAGTGAGAGATACCTTGATAATGTCAAGGCTATGGAATCCAAGTTTAGAAAATGGACACAGCTTAGAGGCATGGGGAAAGAGACTGAACAGTCATAAGGTTGACTACACTAGGATTTGGCATTGGTGGGCTAACAAACCCTTTGACAAGACTAGCAAGGAGCCTTATGACTTCCCCTGGCAACCGCTAAACGAATTCTATTGCAGGCAAGACGTAGCGTTGACAGTTAAGGTTTTTGAGTATCTGGAAGAACAACTTAAAGACTGGGGTGAAAGTGTGCAGCTTGAGCATGAAGTTGCAGCCATCCTAGCCCAACAAGAAAGGCATGGGTTTAGGTTCGATGAGGATAAAGGTCGTACACTTTTGGCGGTGCTGTCAGGTGAAGTGGCTGATATTGAGGGTAAACTTCAGGTTGATTTCCCGCCGATTATTGAGAAAAGGGTTAGTGAAAAAACTGGTAAGCCTTTGGCAGACAAGGTGACCATATTCAACCCAGCTAGCAGGCAGCAGATTGCTGAGAGGCTTGCAGGGCTTGGTGTTAAGTTTACCGAGGAGACAGAGAAAGGCAATACCATTGTGAACGAGAAGGTTTTAGAGAGCATAGACTTATTGGAGGCAAAACTAATCGCCAGATATCTACTGCTCCAGAAACGTATCTCCCAGGTTACCAGTTGGTTTGATGTGGTTCAGGAGGATGGCAGGGTGCATGGACGGGTTATAACCAATGGGGCTGTGACAGGGCGTATGACGCACCATAGCCCTAACATGGCGCAAGTCCCGTCTGTTAGCGCAGAGTTTGGAAAGGAGTGCAGAGAGCTATGGACAGTTGAGGTTGGTAACAAGCTGGTAGGTGCAGATGCTAGTGGTCTAGAACTGAGGATGCTGGCGCATTATATGAAGGACGGTGCTTATGTCAGGACAGTGGTTGAGGGGTCAAGCAAAGATGGGACAGATGTCCACACGCAAAACCAAAAAGCAGCGGGACTACCCACGCGCGACCAAGCGAAGACATTTATATATGCGTTCCTCTACGGTGCGGGTGCGGCAAAAATCGGTTCTATTGTTGGCGGTGGGGCGAGAGAAGGGCAAGCTCTTATTTCCCGATTTCTTAAAAAGACTCCCGCACTACAGCGCCTACGAGATAAGGTATCCATCTATGCGAGTGAGGGGTTTGTACCAGGGCTTGATGGTCGCAAGATATGGATACGTTCTGAACATGCGGCGCTTAACAGCCTTTTACAAGGGGCTGGCGCAATTGTCATGAAAAAAGCGTTAGTTATATTACATGGTAAGTTAAAACATGGTATAATAAACGCTTCATTCTGTGCAAATGTGCATGATGAGTGGCAAATTGAAGTCCCAGAAGAGGATGCAATTCGCGTAGGTAAAATGGCAGTGGCGGCAATTGAAGAGGCGGGGAAACACTTCAATCTACGCTGCCCTTTAACAGGAGAATACAATGTAGGGAATACTTGGAAGGATACACATTGAAAGAAGAAACCAATTTGGCTGACGTTATCAATGGTGCAGATTCGGTCATTGTTATAACAGAAAAGGATGGGAACGTAGTGTTAACCTTTAGCCAAAACATCAGCGAGTTAGAGGTGTTGGATATTCTTGCACTTGTAACTTCAGAGTTTTATCTTGTTGCCTCAGATAACGAAGGCACTATTCACTAAGGAATTTAAATGACAGATGCAGTAAAAATTAAAGCGGATATTATGTGGGCTTACCTGAACAAGCCTAACGAGTTGAGTGGCAAGTATCAGGTAGACTTGTGCAACCTCTCAGACAAGGCAGCTAAGGCTTTGGAAGAGATGGGTTTGGAGATTAAGCAGAAGGAAGGCAAGGGGAATTACATCACTTGTAAGAGTACCCGCCCCATTGTAGCCTTTGATGATGGTGGCTCTGCTATCGATGGTGGTATCCTGGGCAACGGCTCCAAGGCTGTGGCTCTGGTTGGCTCCTACGAGTGGGCATACCAGCGTAAGAAGGGGGTGTCGCCTGCGCTGCGTAAGCTGGTTATTACTGAGCTTGTGCAGTATAACGGCGTGAGCGAGGATGAGCTTACGACAGACGAACTGCTGTAATGATAGCCCTACTTGATAGCGACATCCTATGTTATCGGGTAGGGTTTGCTACTGATGAGGAAACAGAGAACACCGCTATCGAAACAATGGCGGTGTTTCTCGAAGACCTTATTATGTTTGATTTAGTTGACTGTGATGGGCATGAGTTGTTCCTCACAGGCAAGAGTAACTTTAGACATGAGATTGCAGTAACAGCGCCTTACAAAGGTAACAGGAAAGATGCTAAGAAGCCTAAGCACCTTCCCCTTCTACGGGAATACTTGCAGATGGCTTGGGGTGCTACTGTAAGTGAAGGAGAGGAAGCTGATGATGTTATCGCCATTAGAGCTACAGAGCTTGGTGACGATAGTATCATTGTATCAACCGACAAAGATTTCAATCAGGTTCCAGGATGGCACTACAATTTTGTGAAGAAAGTCAAAAGTTATGTTACCCCCGAAGAGGGGTTGCGTTTCTTTTACAAGCAGATATTGACAGGGGACGCAGCGGACAATATCAAAGGGTTGTTCAGGGTCGGGGATGTCAAAGCGACAAAGATGCTTGCGGACTACAAAACAGAAGTCGAGTTGTACCAGTGTTGTGTGGAGGCACTGGGAAAAGAGAGAGTGCTGGAGAACGCAAGGTTGTTGTGGTTAAGGAGAAAACAAAACGAACTATGGGAGCCACCAAATGAAAAAGTTTAAACTGGCTGGCGCTGAGTGGACTATTAAGTTTAACGATGGGATACATGACTTAGGTCGGACAGACCCTGATACGTTTACTATTTATGTTAACACCAAGCAAAGCAAGCAAGGGATGGATTTGGCATTTACTCACGAGTTGGTTCACGCTATTCTGTTTACGATGGGTGAACGTGACCACGATGAGAGGTTTGTAGAAGGGTTCGCCCAGTTGTTATACCAGTATGAAAAACAGGTTGTATAACGATGGGGAATGGACAGAGGCTAGGTTTAAAGCGTTTGTAATATCAGCCCTCAG